TCTTACTAGAACGGTATCCTCTGCCTGCTCCTTCTTAGGATCAAACTTTGGAAGAACTTCTTCCGAAATATCTTCCGCCTCATCTTTAGCATCTATAGTCTTTGCATATACAGACCATGTTACGCCTTCTTCTGATAATGCTGCGATAATATCTGTTTTATTTTTTAAGCTTTGTATGTCTACGCCAAAATCTTCTGCGATTTTCTTTAGTTCTGAAACTTTAAGTGTTTCAAATGACATATTTTCTCCTTTTTCTAGGTAAATATAATTATATCATTGTTAAATTAAAATGAAAAGCCCCCAATTTTATTTGAGGGCTTTTCTAGCAAGTCTAAATCCTACTAATTAGGAAGCGACCTTAACGTTCTTAACAACTACCCATGCATCTGCCTGCTCGATTTGGACGCCGACACGAGTATAAAGTGTATACTCGATAGAGTCCTTACGTGGCCAGAAGAAGCGATAAACAGTCACATCACGCTTGACACCAATAACAACGTTATTTGGGAATGTCAAGTGGATATCACCGTGTGAGCCAGTTGCGCCTGAATAGTCACCAGTCTGGGTCTCAGGAAGAAGCGGAACTTCAACAATCGGAATACCGAATGCGAAAGGAGCTACATAACCTGCTGGACCACCGAGTGGCTGTACTTCCTGTCCACGGATAATTGACGAAGCAATATCTTGTGGAATTGTTTGGTTTGTTCCAATGCTGTTAGCATATAGGAAATCCTGGATCAGGTTTGAACCTGCAAGGAAGCGAAGATCTGTACGACGCTGCTTATACTTACGTGGAAGTGCCTTGAGAGCGCTGTTGAAAACTGCTCGGGATACTGCTGCACCCGCTGCATCTACAACATGGCCATTGGCCTTCGACTTCTTAACGACACCATCAAACGCCTTGTACAAGTTATCACTTGTAAGAGCGGTATTTCCATTAAGGAGAACATCCTCAATATCATTACCTGCCTGTGTTGCCATCATACGTGCAATGTGATCCTCTAGATCTGGACCTTCAATATTATCCTCAAGGGACTCTGTTGAAAGCTCCCAGTCAAGACGGAGTTTCTTTGTTGTTAGCGAGATCTTCGAGAAAGTTACTGCTGCATTTGCTGCCTGTGCAGAATCTGCCTCAGTTGCGAGAACCATAAGCTTCTCACCGACACCGATGCGATCAATTTCAGTCGTATCTGCTCTCATTCGAACAGTACGAGCTACTTTACCAATTACGGTTGCATCGAACATGTAATCCAAGAAGCGAGCTGATTGCTCTGGATTTAGTAGACCACCATTACCATTCTCAGAACCACGATGTACGCCAGTTCCACCAGTTGTGGATGCGAACGTGCTTGTCTGAGTTGTATTAGCTGCTACTGCTTTTTCTAATAGTTCATTACTCATTATTTGTTTCACCTACCTTTTTTATTTAAATAATTCGTTTACGGAACCGAGGAAAGAACCGTTCCATTTTGATTTTTTGATTGTAACTTCCTGAGACCCGCCAAGGTCTGAGGACTTCTTAATTGCAGTCTCTGATTCTACTGCATCGACACGCTTTTCCACGCCATCAATCGTGTTCTTGATATCTTGCACAGCCTTTGAAAGTGCTGCGTGTTGTTCTGCCAATTCTGAAATTCTAGTATCTACGCTCTTGCTGAAAGTCTCAACAGTTTCCTTTATTGCGGAAACCTGAGCAACATTTGCCTCAGATGCCTTATTCAAAGTTTCTGAGAAAAAGCCTTTTAGATCGCCAAGCATCTTTGCAAAATCAGGTTCATCAACCTCAACTTCTGATACGTCGGCTGCTTTTTCCAGAGTTTCGGCAGAAGCGTCTGCTGCTGCATCTTCTGCAGGAGCCTCAGCTGGTGCTTCCTCAGCAACAACTGGTGTTTCTACAACAGCCTCTTCGACTGCTGCTACTGTTTCTGTATTTTCTGACACTTCATTACCTCCTTCTGCGTTTGCCTGTTTTGCAATTGTTTGTGTATCAGGCAACGTTAATCTTGATTGCTTATACGCATCAAGAATCTTGTCTATTTCCTTTGCTTTATTAACATCATTACTTTCAATCCATCCGATTAGTGCCGCTTCTTTTCCACTAACTGGAGATGTGTAAGAAGAATCAGTTGAAATAAATACAGAATCGCTATCTTCACAATAAAAAATATTTTCTGTTACAGTCTCTGCTGCAATTCCCTTAAACATCAATTGACCATTCATTTTCTGAATAGATAAGATATTGCATAGTTCATTTGCTGGAGAATCAACAACTGATAACTCCATCAAAGCATACTCTTTAATAAATCTTACAGCCTTACCTGTGGACTTATTGACTTCATTCTCTGAGTCAATAATCTTTCCGCCGATTGAAAATCCTGCTAGAGTTCCATCAAGAATCTTCTCCCATGTATCTTGTGCACCCTTTGAAATATATGCATCTACATAAACGCCATTATAAAATTCTTTTGTTGCTGGATCGTAATATGTTTCTGGTTTAAATGAAACCATTTTACCAACTGCGCTTGGCCCATGCATTTCACGAATGTTTCCACGGAAAGATTCAAATGCTTTCAAAGAAGCCTCTTGAGTTACAACATCGCCTGTTTGATCTAGATTATCTAGTGTTGCAAAACCAGAAACAATTCTTTTTTCACGGTTTACTTTTGTAAATGGGACTGACAAAATAATGTCGTCGCCATTTGATGACCAGAGAGATTTCTCGATTTTCATATACTTAATTTTATTATGCTATATATAAAAAGGCAAATAACTGGTTGAGTAGGACTACTCAACTTGTCTTCCGTCGCCTTGAGCATTCCTTCCTTCTCCAGAAATATCAGGTGAATTATTTTCTCTTTCTTGATCCCTGCGACGAGTATTATTTGCTTGAGTCCTAATTTCTGCCTGTTGCTGAGGCTTTAATTGAACTGGCTCATCTCCTCCATCTAGAGGAACCATGCCCATTCTAATTCTTACCTCATTTGGAGTAATTACTTGCATCCTTAATAATCTCTCATCGATCTTAGATTGAGTATCAGCATCGGTAAGAGTAAGTTCATTAAATTTAATTTCTAGAACATCAGTCATTTCACTAATTAATCTATTTAACTTCTTCTCAATAATATCTTGTGCTGGACGACATACTTGCTCTCTAAATGTTTTATCGGCATCTCTTGCTGCCGCTAAATTAATTCCTTCAGGAGTTCCAATTTTATTAATTGGTACACGATGTGCTAATAGGATTTCGTCTCTATTAGCTTTACGATATACATTGAAGGAGGATTCTTGTGCTCCCGCCTCAATTGGCTCCATCTTAAATTCTACCTTAGCATCAGAAGTATCTGCTGGAAGTGGAATATATAATGATCTATGATTCTTTCCACGCAAGCCTACCTGGAAAAATTCAAGCAGTTTACGCTCTGACTCTGCAGATAATTTAGCACCTTTAACTGTAATGATATATCTAGGGACTGCCTTATTCTCAAAATAGTCTAAGTTATATTTGCCAGCAAATTCATTTCCTGCCATTGCATTTGATGCGGCAATAATATCTGGAATGCCGTAATAGTTATTTGTTGGTGTATATTTCTTTAGATGAATAATTTCATTCGGTCTATCTAATCCGCCTGCAATTGGATTAGGGGTCTCTGTATCTCCGAAGTTACGGAAGAATACTGCCTTGCCATATAACAATTGAACAAAGCCATCACGCAATCTACGAACACGCATTGTCTTTGCTGGGATATGCCCAATATATCCAACCTTTCCAGATGTTGTACGCCCTATTTCAAGATATCCATTTCCTGTTGCCTCTACATCTGTATAAAACTTAATAAGTGTTTCTTTAAATGTTTCTTCTTCATTACAATCTTCTAGCCACTCAAAAAGATCTTGACGAATACGATTTAGCTTTCTACGAGCCCGCTCTAATTGCATCTCATTGTCAATGCCATCCATAGCCTCGATTGCTTTACGTGTTTCAATAAAATCATATCCAAGCCCTACAATATTAGAAACTTTAGCATTAATTGCTGCATAGTTATATGCAGAAATTTCATAAATCTTTGAAAGATATTCCAAATTATATGGAGGTTCAATGAGATCAAACATGGCATATCCAGTAACAGCCTGGGCCATAAGATTTTGTTGTGTTTCTGTTCCATCAATTCCAACAAAACGCTTCTGTAAATCACGATTCATTTTACGACGGAATGAAGCGCCTAAACCAGATATTTTTGTAAGGTCATCTCCAGAAATCATAAATGGATCTTCAGACTTGGCATCTACTGAATTGTTAAACTTCATCCAGTCCATTACATTTGAAATCTCTACATCATTACTTGTATCGTCAAAATCTTCTATATGCTCCATAGTTATCCTTGTTTTGCTTTCTTCATTTCGTCTTTATAGTTTCCGATATCCAAAGGATCTGGAACTAAGCCCCACTCTAACCTTTGCTTCTGATATTCAAATTCTTCATCATCTATTTTACGACGACCAGATAAAAACTTAGGTTGTCCCTCATAAATACCAAAAGATCTGACTTCTTTAGCCAAAGCCTCCATCTTAGACTTATTGCCTTTTGTAGAGGTAATTGATAAAAAGTTTCCATCATCATCGCCTATCCAGCGACCATCTGGCATTTCCCAGACATAGATTCCAAGACGAGTCTCCTCATCTACAACCTTAGAAGTTAATTTTGTCATGTCCATAGATTATTATTTTACCACCTTTTTTAGTTAAAGTCCATGTTTTGTCATGCCATGTGACAGACTATATGCTTTTTATCACTAGCCAGTCTTTATTATAAAGAGAAACCGAGCTTTCTGTAATTTGGAATGCATTTTCTGTAGCTGTAACTGAGGATCTTCCAGTATATAAAGAATAATGCTCAGTGGCTTTGGCTAAATTAAATTGTGATGAATATATGGCTATATAGTTATAAGTATTTCTTGGTCCAGCATTTGTCCAGGTATTTGATGCTACCTTTACGTTAAACCAAATTCTGGTGGTAATGGCTGAAGAAAATACTATAATGATATGACACTGTTCTCCTGCCGTCAAAAATTCTGATATATTAGTTGCTGCAGTTCTTGATACTCCATTTACATATATTGCAGAAACGGCAGACCCTTTAGTAATAACTCCACTAGCATTCCATGAATAATAATGATTTGTAGCGCCATATATTAAATAATTTTCAGAAGATGTATTTAATGGAGTAAAAAGCATTTCTACAGTTTGAATATTATTTATTGTATTTATAGCAAATCCTGGAGGATATGGTTTTATTCCAGATTTTGTATTTCTAGAAAGTAAAGGATAGTCTATAGATCCTAAATCATAGTCCCAAATAGAGGAGTCTACTGTTCCTGCTGTTGGTTGAATTGGCTCTATATAGCTTCCACCATTTAATGCATACAAAACTTTGTTAGTATAAAATGAAAATTTTAAAGAATATAATCTTGGGATATATCTACTTGAGTCTGTAGTTGATAAAGTAATTTTTATATATAGTTCTTTATTAGAATTAAATCCGCCTGTTGCTATTCTATATCCATTTACTAATCTGCCATTTGTAGCGGCAGTATATGTAATCCCATCAGTGCTTGTTTCTATTGTTACTCCTGTTGTGCCATCCCATTCTACCTTAGACGATACTAAGCCTAATCCGCTAGGGACTGTAAACTTATCATAGATGATAGCACTTTTGCTAATTCCAACTGTGTCTGAAATTAAAGATATAGAATTTTCATATTTATCATAATATAAATTAGCATCATAAAATTCTGACCATTGATGATCTATCGGATATCTAACTTCAAAAATTTTAGGAATATTCATATCTGACATTACAAATAGTTCTCCTTCATCTGGAGTAACAACTTGTAATGGAATTATAGGACTTGATGCGTTGAAATGTTTTATTGCAAGTTCTTGTGTTAATGCATATCTATAAGCAGCAGGCGCATCAACAATAAAAGAATCTGAAGCGCTGGACGTTGGACCTATTTGTAAAGACAATGGAGACGAAGTAGATGAATTAGTAAATTTAAAATTATATAAAGATTTTGATGATACCATCATTCCATTTAAATAAAGTGCAATTGAATTATATTTATATGTAGCTATAATATGAAAAGTTTTATTATATTGAGATATAGTATGCTCAATAGATTCCGTTTGAACTTTAAATATAAGGTTTCCATTTTGTATATAAATACCAATATCATTTGTCGTATCCGCAAATATTGTTGTCAAATTGGTTGTTGTTATTTTAGGATATATCCAAATTTCTAAAGAGAAGTCATTATCTGATACGTCTTTATTACCAAACCCACCAGTTGTTGTATTACCATAGTAATCTTTTGTTGTTGGTAATGTTATATATTTTGTATTAGTAATAATACTTCCAGCAATACCGCCTGAAACAAGTGGCATTAAATTTGTTTGAATACCGCCTATATATGTTCCATTATTACCACATCCAGAAGAATCTGCGGCGGTGGTGCCAGAAGTCTCATCCAGTTTCCAAAATCCTACTGGATAATCTTTTATTACCTTAAGATCATACGACATAATACGATTATAGCAGAATAGCTATAATATTACTCTGCTAAAGGTAAGGCTGCTAGTTCTGCTTGATGAACTGTTATTGCCGCCTCAAGAATTTGCAGTGATTTATCTGCAGACTCTACACCTGGCGTATCTTCAAGAGATAGACAAGTCTGTTTATTCAAAGTATGCTGATAAGCTTCGGCAGCAAATTGAGCAATCCTTTGCTGTAAAATATTTCTCTTTTGATCATCTGTCAAAAGTGTTCCGTAGTCAATCGCCATTTATTTCTCCTTATTTATGTTGCTAATTATTTAGCTATAGTTCATTATAGCAAATAAAAATATAAAAGTATACTTTTAGTCTTTCATTCCAAATAAATAAAATGATGAATTAGTTGCCATTGATCCAGATGAAGGGAATAGTTGAATGCTGGTTATACCACCATTTGAAGAGTCTTGTTGTCCCCAATGTCCGCCAGCTCTTATAAATTTACCAGATGCTGGAGGTGTTCCTCCTGATAGGCTTTGGACTTTATAGACTGACGCTGTAGAATATGAAAATATATTTATGTAGCCAGAGGTAAAATAGTTTGCTGACCAGTTAGCTGTCGGTATATATAAAGCGCTTTCCATATATGCAGCTTTTGTTGTTGTTGA